CATATAATGATAATGGATTTTGAGGACTATCTTCTGTAATTATATCTTTTGAGCTGCCATATTGACTATTAGTATTAGGCATTATTAATTTTTGATTTGGTTCTAAAATATCCACAATATCTTTAATCTGATTTAAATTTACTTTAACTGTTAAATCTGGATTTGCATCACAAGCTGGGGCTCCTACTATCGCAGCTAGTGGTATTATAACATCATGAGCTGATACTAATGCTTGTAGTGTTATTTTATCTGTAACATCGCCTTTAATAAATTCAAAATTTTGATTATCACAATATTGCAATAATGACGTTTGCTTATACATTAAATTATCGAATACTGTTACATGGTGACCATTAGATAATAGATATTCTACTAAAACTGATCCCAAATAACCAGCTCCACCTGTTATTAGTACTGTATATTTCATATAGTATCTACGTTTTTATCACGTGAAGATAATATAGGATTATCTATAGGCCAAGGTATATTTAATTTTGGATCATTCCATTTTACTGTAAACTGAGAGCCAGGACCCCCATATAAAGTGGATTGTTTATAACTAAATATTCCAAAATCACTCATTACTAAATGACCATTTGCAAAACCAGGTGGTATTAATATTTGATTTCTATTTTTATCATTAATACTAAACATATCATATTCTAAATAAGTATCACTTGATTCTCTCATATCAACAACTACTTGTAATAATGATCCATAAACACATGAAACTAATTTCCATGTTTTATCATCACCATGTAATCCTCTTAGTGTATGTTTTACTGATGTACTGATATCATCCTGTTTAAACTCTATTTTTTGGTTACCATTAACTAAATGGTCAAAAATTTTATAATTTTCTACATTCCAAGTTTCAACATATTCACCTCTATAATCATAGAAAATATCTGGTTGTATAATTGCTACTTCTTCTAATTTTTTACTAAATTTATATTTCATTTTTATTTACTTTTGCTGTACCTTTTTTCTGTACTACTTGGGTTGCACATTTGTTTGCAAATTTAATTGCATTTATTATATTGTTATCTTTTAGATAACATGTTACTAATCCTGCTAAAAATGTATCTCCAGCACCACTAGTATCTCTTACATCAACTTTTTTTACAGGATATACTTTACCTTCATATTCAGCACCATTTGGTCCTCTAGTTATTATTAATTTATCTAAATATTCTTTATCTAAAAAATCTGCTGAGTAACGATATTCTACATCATTTATTTTTATAAATGTTATATTTTTAGCATAATTATCTATTTGTTTTTTGGTATCTAAAAATGTTAAGGGGTGTTGTTCTGATATATGTTTAATTGTATCTTCATCAATAAATCCTTTACAATAATCACTAATAATAACAGCACTATATTCTTCCCATTTAATACTTTCTAATGATTTTTGAGCTATAGGAAATACATCATCCTCACCTTCATCTACTCTAACAAACATGTGGTTAGTTCTCTCATCAACATACCTTGTTTTTTTAATTTTATTAGCATTTGAAATTAATTCAACTTCAACCTCTAATGCTTTTAAATTATCTACCACATTACCAGCCATACCCAAAGTACTAACAAAAGACTCAGGTTTTAAAATTGGTACTGGTGCATCTGGGCAAAATCTATGTGTTGTACAATAAATGTATTCATCTAAACAACTATCACCTATTACTAATACTTTACTCATTTATTATTTTATTTAATCGTTTACCTACTGCTTGTTTTACATCATTAGTAAATTCTTCTTTTGTTTTTACATTACTATTTTTAGTAATATAATTTTTATACTGATTTAAGCTGTGTTTGTAATTTTCTGTTACTACTAAATTTTTAATAATATATTGATTAACGTCTTTACCTTTATTAAATTTATAGTAGTCTAGTAAATTCATTATAAATGTATCATCAGGTCCGTAATGACCCAAACTATAATCAAATTCAATATAATCTTTAAATAAATCAGATGTTAATAAATTACACCAACCAGCAGCGAATTTAAATCTTTGTTCATTTTTAATAACTGATAGTTCTTTTCCGTTATGTTTAAATAATTTATAACCATCAAACCCAAAATAATTATCGTGTGATGCTGGTATGTTCATGTAATCTTCATTAACTAAAACGTCCCACGTTTCATCCCATAATCTATGTATTTGAGGTGTTATTATACAATGTTTATCCTCAACTGATTTATGAGCTACAATTAAAGAAGCAATAGCATTGTCTGGGAAAATCATATCACTGTCAAACCAAATAAATGCATCTACTTTATCTTTATATTGTTCTAAAAACATAGTTTTATAACTAAAGGCACCTAATATTTTTTCTTCAAAATTTATATGTTCATCTAATGTACAATATTCTTTTACAATATTATTTAATTCATTAAACCTATCAACAAAATAACCAGGATTAAATACACTATCTTCCCAATTATAAAAATAATTAGATAAATTTAAAAATGGTGAAAATATAATTTCATCATCAATATAATTAAGATTTCTTCTTAATTGATGTATGAATGTTTGATAATTATCTATTTCGTAAGGCGATATGTGAATACTTACATGATACTTCATAATTTATTTATTTTTATTAACTCATCAATCCATTCTTCAATTCGTTTAAAGAAGTTACTATTTTCTAGTGCTCTTTTATAATTTATATCAATAAATGGTTTCATATTATGATAATCTTGAGGTGTTAATTTATTAATAATATCTACTAATTCATTTTCATCTTCAAAATGAATAATACCTCTATCATCATAAAAATCTCCTATATAAGGAGCACCCCAATAAATTGGTACTGTTTTAGTACAAAAACAATCAATAATTTTATCTGTAAAATAATTATTATGTTTTGAATTTTCTACTGCTACATGAAACATAGCATTTCTATTCCATAATTCTTTTTTACCCTCACCTTCAATTGGATTACCATTTGGTAAATCATTTCCATCTGGTCTGTTATTTTTTTCATGATTAAAATCACTTAAATAAGGATACCATTTATGTGGTATTTTTATTTCTGATTCTTTATCAAATATTCTATGTCTTAAATGATGACCTTCAATTTTATTTAACGCACCTCTTAAAAAATTAACTTCAAATACCCTTTCTTTATTATCAAATTCTTTACAATATTCTAAATCAATATTACGTTCACCATGAGGAAATATTTCTGAGTTAGGTAAATTAATATCTGAATTCCAACTTAATACTGCTGAGTATAAATGTCCCCATTGTTTAGCGTAATTATGTAAACCAAAAAATTCATTTGGTTCATTAATTATTAATATATTAATTGGATTAATTGCTAGTTCTTCAGGTGTTGCTATTTTATCATTAAAGATTGTTATTGGTTTATCTTTAAATCTTTTAATACTACCTAATCTTTTTTCATACCTTTCTTGGGGTATAAAGTTACTAAATATTACCATGATATTTCCCAGTCTTTAAAATCAGCAGCTAAACAATCGATTTTATAATCCTTTCTACCACCTACTTTTTCTTGTATTTTATTTTTTGCAGTATTTCTAATACCATTCAAACCATGAGTTAATTCAAGATTATTACCATCTTTAATACCATTTCTATAATTTGATTCATTATGCCATATGTGTAAATTCATTTGTGCTAATACTACTACTGCTCTACATAATTCAGCATCAACACCTTCTAAACTAATATCATGCATTATATCTTTTATTTCTTTAGCATATTCTTCTTTATGTTCAGGAATAAAAACTTCTTTTAATTGTGCTATTGATAGTCTATCAATTAATTCACTTAATGTAGGTAAATATTTTCTACTCATATTATATATTTCTAAATCTTCTTTTATCAGACCATTTTACTTTACTACTTTTGCCTAAATACGCTAGTTTGCTAACTCTTTGATTTAGATTATTTCTATCAGTATTAAGTTGTGTATTGCCATTGTTTTGACTTTCCATTTTACAGGGTATTATAATAATTGTTTTGTTTTACTTGTTTTTCTATATCTTTAGGGTGATATAAACAAAATGCTTCTTCTTCAAGCAGATCAGAATATGTATTATAACCTGTTAGAACTTCATGCACTTTATTTACCCATTTAATTTTAGTATTATTTTTATAAATTCTCCATTGAAAATCAGGCCAATTAACCCAATTTTTATCATTTACTCTCCATCCCCATTGTCTAACATATTCTTCAGTTAAACCATGTACTGTATTAACTCTAGGTACTCTAATTACTTCATTATCTGGATTGCTTAATATTATTTCTGGTAAATATTCTATTAAATCCATATGTGGCATTTCATCTGCATCTATTTGAAAGATCCAATCACCACTACACATTTCAGTTAATTTATTTTTCCAATTAGCAAAATGACCATCAAATTCACCTGGCATCCAAGCGATTTCACAGTTAACTGATTTTGCTCTTAAAAATTGTTCTATACCTTCATCACCATTTTTAATATCGTATAATATAACGATATCATCTTCATAACGTTTATGTTTTAATAGAAATGAAACTAATCTTTGGATTTCTACAAATTCGTTACAAACTGTAATTGCGTAACTTATTTTCATCTTTCTCTAATTTATTGATGTAATATAATAACTTATCTTGGGGTTTCCAACCTAAAAGATTAAGAGCATCATCGTTTTCACGGTTTGTTTCTCTATAATTTCCTGATTGTTCTGCTATATTAATGCATTCTACTCCAAATTTATCTTTAAACATCTTATATACTTCATTTATAGAATAATTAATACCAGTTCCTAATTCCCAAGCATCATTATGTTGTTTATTTGTTTTACTTACTTTACACAAACCATCAATAATATCATCAACATGAGTAAAATCTCTTCTTTGTTCTCCATTACCCACTATAGTAATAGATTCATTATTATTTACTTGATTTCTCCAAATACCAATAACAGCTGCCCAATCTCCTTCTACTATTTCATAAGGACCATAAACATTATAAAATCTACAAATTTCAACATCTAAATTAAATGATTTTTTATACATTTTGCAAAGTTCTTCACCTAAATATTTACTAGTAGCATAAGGTGAAATAGTATGATTATGCCATCTAGAAGAGGATCCTGCATATATAACTTTAACTTTATTTTGTTTAGCCCAATCAAGTACAGCTTGAGTACCTTTAGTATTTACTCTAAATGTTTCTGATGGATTTGAAAATGAAGGTTGAATTCTACTTAGTGCTGCTAAATGAAAACATAAATCAAATTCATTTAACTCAGCATTATCTCTATTTTTCCATTGTGTAATTTGTTCTATATCACAATCATGATAAGTAGCACCTTCTATATGGTTTTCTTCTTTACCACTATCATAGTTATCTAAAGAATGTACATCATGTCCTTCCTTAACAAGTTTTTTAATTAAATTTGTACCAATAAACCCAGCACCTCCAGTAACTAATATTCTCATTATTTAGAATCTTTTTCACCAAACACCCCTATATAATCTAATGCTTCAATAAAATCAGTATGATTAAATCTTTTTTCAGTAGTCATATCCATTCTCCACTCATAATATTCATTTTCTTTATTTGGAATTGGAAATTTTTCTTTTTCTTCTTCTGTAATTTTTACAGCTTTAACCCCAGCCCATTCATAATTATCTTGATTTACTTGGGCTCCTTTAACACCAAATTCTTTAGCTGCTGTTGCAAACACCATTCCGTTTTGTGGTAAATTTACTGTTTGAGGCATCCATATTAACCCATCTTCATCTTCACCTAATAATGCTTTATATAATTCAGGAAGTATATCCATTTGTTCTTCAAAAAACTTTTCACCTTGTTTCATTATAGTAGAAGTTTGAAAACCACAACCATAACAAGAATAAAGTGTTATTTTACCTACTTTTTGAGTATAGCAAGCATCACTGTTACATCTTTTACATTCAATTAAATTATCTTTATTCATTACTTTACTATTTTAAGTTTATTATTTTTTTTAGGCATTTTAATTTTATCCATTCCCGGGAGTTTTAATTCCATTTTTTTAGGTAATTTTGGTAGATTTTTTTCAAATATTTTGTTTATTTTTTTAGTCATTTTATCAAAACTAAAGTTTTTCTTTGAATGTTTACCTTGTTTTTTAGCTCTTTCTAACCAACCTTCATAATTATCATAAACATCATTATAAAACCCATTAATAAATTTATGATCTATATCAAACCATTGAGAACCTTCAATTAATAGTCCTTTAACTTGTGCTGACCTATGTACATTATTAATTTTCCCACCACATAAACCTACATTTTCTGATTGTAAAAAATCTAAATGACCAGACCATCCAGAAGCTATTATTGGTTTATTCATTAAACTAAATTCTAATAATGGTCTACCAAATCCTTCTCCTTTAGTAAAACTTACCATAGACTTAACTTTTGGATGATTATATATTTCATTCATTTCTTTATCTGTAAATTCTCCATGTAATAAATAAACAGAAGGTATATTATCTCCCTCTACACTATCTCTTATATCATCTATTTTTCTTTGTATAACTTCTTTATCTCCTATACTGGCATTAACTCTACAAGTTTTTAAAATAAGAGCAGGTGGATTTTTATGGTTTTTAAAGGTTTCATAAAATGATTTGACTGTAAGAGCAATATTTTTTCTATCATGACTAAAATCACCCTGCATCCAGTGCCCTACTACTATATAAGCAAAGTCTTCTTGTATAGAATTAATACTATCATATAATTCTTTATTTTCGAATTTTTTAATAATTTTGTAAATATCCAAATTAGCTCCTTCAAATAATACTTCAATAGGTTTTGTTATTTCGAGTATATTATTTTTATTTTCACTACTTTGATATTTTGAAGTTTTAAATACACTTTTTGAATGTTCGGATGAAGTTAAAATTAAATCCATTTTATTACATCCTTTTACCCATTCTACATCACATACTGTAGTTTCAATACCAGCTGTTAAACCTATATTATATTTTCCCACAGGTTGAAATTCATTAGGAACTGTTACCATACACCAATAATCTGGTTTTTCTTGTAATCCTGGTATTATTAGTTTTTCTAAAAACCCCCATTCTTTTTCATTATTTTTAATAAAACCTCTAGTAGTACTACCCCATCTTTGAGATAATATTTTTACATCATACTTATCTAATTCAACTATTGATTTAACAAAATCTCTAGACCTAGCTCCATAACCACTATAAGTGTCAATTGGGCAGCTTATAACAAATGTATTCTTCATATTAGTATTTTAATTTATGATTTAAAACCTTCCTATCTATATTAATATCTTTAGTAAATGTAAATTTTGGTTTTGGTTTGAATTTTTGAAATAACTCGTCTATCCCTTCAATTACTCTATTAGCTTGTTTTTCAGCTGTAAATCCAGCTTCATCACCTAATACCCAATTTCTACCTATTTTACCAATTCTTTTTCTTTCTTTATCACCCATATCATATAATGCTTTAATTTGTTTAGCAGCATCTTCAGGTGTACATCTATCATCCCAAATATAAGGGGTTCTTGGTGAACCTACTAATGATTTATTTGTAGGATATACTGGTAAAGCCCATTCACCACAATCTCTATAAGTACCATTATGATTAGAAGGGAAATTTTCATTAAAATCAATCCAATTACCTTTTTCATCTGTAAATCTCATTTGGTCTTGCATTCCACCTGTTACATTAGCTATAATAGGAGTTCCAGTTAATAATGATTCTGTTAAAGCTAATCCCCATCCTTCTGCAGATGATAATAATATTGTTCCATCAGCATAGTTATATAAATAACTCATTTGTTCTGTTGAAAATTTACCTGCTGATATTACTATATTATGATCTTCTTCTGGAAATAAAAATCTTATTACTTCTGGGATGTCAGTACCGTGTTCATCTATAGGTGTAGTATGAAGTACTAATTGACATTTACTTCTTTCTTCTTTATTTAAAGTATCTAAAAAATATTTCCACGCTAAAATAGTATCTGGAATGCACTTACGTCTAATATTTCTAGAATTAAATAGTAATTTAAATTTCATTTTTCCATCTCTTGATAAACTTTCTTCTAATTTTTTATATTCTTTATCAAATTTATTTATAGGTCTAAATACAAAATGATCTAAACCATGAGGGATATATTTAATTACTTTATTTTTACATCTATCTTTACCTAAAACCATTTCATTGATGTTTTTAGTTTGTTTTGAAATACCAAATAAAGCATCACAAGAATCATAAAAATCCCTATTATACATTGGAGCTGGTAGGTCATCCCAAATATTTAAATATGCTATAGGAATATTTGATCTAATTTCATGTTCTATAGCAAATAACCATTCAAAATAACGAGGATCTGTTATAAGAAATAAAGCATCAATTTTTTCACGTTTGATTACTTCTCTTAATAAATCTGGATTACCATAATGATCACAAGGGTATAATAAAACGCTAGCATCATCTATACCTAATTTTTCTCCAGTAGCTTTAGATAAATCAATAACTTTTTCCTTTTCGGGATGTTTAATAGCTCCTGCTAACTGAACCCAATTATATCTATGAGCTGTATTTGTTACAATTTCTCTACCTACTGTAGCTACACCAGAATGAACTCTAATGTCATCTGTTAATAATAGAATTTTTTTTCTTTTTTCTTTTTTAATATAACCTTCTTTCATCTTCAATAACTGTTTTAATTATTAGTCTATATCTAATTTTACTTGTGAGTTAATTTGTTTTCTAAAATCTTCATTTGTTAAATATAAGTATAATGAACGATCAGCTAGTTTTTGAAAACTAAATTTACGTTTTACACATTCGATTTTAAAATTTTCAAATAAATCTGCTTTTACTTTTACACTCGTTAGTGTCATGTCTTTTGAACTTGCCATAATTTTTATTTTTATTTATATTTGTCTATACATATATGCAGATTATAAATTTTTACCAACTGCATTGCATAGTTCTGTATTCTCCTTGTAAGGACAAAACGTACAATTCCATTTACTTGGGTTTGCCCTAAATATAGTATCTTTATATGACCCATCCAAGTTAAAAGCCTTACTTATAAATTCATTTAAATTATTCTTAGCTTTATTTAGTTTTACTTTACCAGAAGCTGGGTAGAATTGTTGTACTCGTTTTTGAGGGTAATCACCGTCAACATATATTTTTCTTCTAACTATAAAAAATTCAATATCTATATTTTCAATAGGAATATTATATTGTTTACTGAAGAAATATTTGTATAATATTAACTGGAATTGTTTTGATTCATCTTTTTTGGCCCATTTACTCCACCCTTTAGTACTAGTTTTAATATCAATAATTTTAAATGTGTTTGTGGCTTCATGGTATAGTACAACATCTAAATAACCCATATATTTAACACGATTAAGACGTAAACTAGGAGCTACAACAATAGGTACTTCACAGCCTACTAAATATGTTCCTTTCTTTTTAAAGTATAGATTTCTTTTCTTTTTAATAAACCTTAAAATTTCTTTACCATCTTCAAAAAATTCTCTTAACTCAGTTGGTGAACTAAAATGTTCATTATTATTTTTCTTATAATCATTAGCATAACATTTCCTTAGTGTATCTTCAAATAATTCTTCTAAATCAATTCTATCAGCAGCTGCTCCACTTACTTCATAAATTTTATCTAAATAATGTTGAATTACCTCATGTAATGCAGTTCCAAACGTCATATGAATACTTTGTTCACTAATTTTATGGCCATCTCTATATTGTAATGACCATTTTTTAGGACACTGAGTAAACATTGACAATTGTGAATAAGATATATTCTTTTCAACTGCAAAGTTAACTGGTAAAGGGGGATTATTTCTAATCTCCCTTACTATAATTGGTACTTTCTTTTTACCCAAACTATTTTTTCCATTTATCACGACCTACTAAAAGACCGATTATCCCATAATTAGCAATATCAATAAAAGTATCTTCCATACCTTCACCTTTAACATAATTTTTACCATTTAAAAGTAAATTTTTTAATCTACTTATTTTATCAGTTAATCTAATTGCCAATCCTGTTAATGAGAATTTTTTGTCATCTTTATTATTTAAAATATCACCACCTAAAGCAATATTATTTAAACCATAATCCATATGTTTAGCAGCAAACATTTCATACATTTCTTTAGTAATTTGTTTAAATTCCTCAGATAATTCTGGGTATTCTGTTTCAAATGTTTCTACTGTTGATGATGTTTTTACTGACTTAACTACTTTTTCTTTACTAAACTCCCATGCTTTCCTACTATCCATTTACTTGTTCTTTAGGGTTAAAGTATTTTTCTAACACTTCTAATCTTTCATCTGCTGATGCTAATAATCTAAGTGCTTCATTACAATTATCCCAATAATCTTTAGTTGAATGATCACCTATACCTGCAGGGTGATTTGTTAATAATTGAATACTAGCCAATGCTTTAGCCTTATCAGCTTCTGCTTCTGCTTTTAAAAATTTGTATACTTGTAAGTTCATATTGTTTTTATTAATTTAGTTATTTCTTTTTTTTCATAACCTAAGTCATTTAATACTTCAGTGACTCCATTTTTACCTAATATGGGAATATACGAACTAGCTTCATTACATCCAATTAATAATTTATTAGCTATAATTTTTTCTAATTCTTTTGAATCTTTTTTATTTTGATTCTTAATATATTTATTCCATATCTTTCTTTTAGGAATCATCTCCCTATAAATAGTATAAATCTCTTTTTTATTTTGAGGATTTATATTTTGTACATAATTGACTATATCAATATAACTCATATTCATAGATAAAAATCTATGCACCATATAAGAATTCCAATCATCCCAATCTTGTTGGGTAAAATTATTAGGTGGTGTTTTTTTAACTGTTATTTCTTCTAACCAATTAAATACAGTCATTTAGATTAAATCATCTTTATATTCTTCTCTAATCTCAGGTGGTAAAGTTAATCCTACCAACTTTTTAGTATCAGGGCAGAAAAATACTGGAATTGGCATAACTGCATCTTCGTCAGTACCTGCTATAAATTTAGATACACTACGTAATACTACACCTTGTTGAAATACTTTATTTCCTTCTGGTGTTACAAATGAAGTTGTATCTTCTAACTTTACTTGTGGTTGTCCTACATTATTTTCACTCATTTTTTTAAATTTAAATATTAATTAATTGTTTTATTAAGGCCATACAGTTTATTTCTTTATCAATTCTAAAATTAGATTGAAAACTGTACTCATTTATATGTATTGCTACTGTGCCTTCTTTTCCAGGAGCAAAATCTGAGGCATTATCAAATAAAAATCTGTAAAATACTTCAAAATCTTTAACATTAGCGTTAGCTATTATTTGTCTTATTTCATTAAATTTAGGAGATGGTTTAGCTAATTCTTTTATTACTTTACTCATGTAATTATTAGAAACTAATACATCTTTATCTAATTTTAATTGGTTATTTTGCGTAGATACTTGTATTGTATTAAGCATCTTACGAACGTCAGGGTAGTTATTATTAGTAATTGTTTCTAAGTCACTTACACTACATTTTATACCTTCTTTCTGTACAACTTTCATCAAATGGTTTACTACGTCTAAATTAGTTGGAGGTATAATTTTTAATGTTTGACATCTTGACTGTAGAGGATCTATAATACGTTCAATAAAATTACAAGTTAAAATAAAACGTGTAGTTCTTGAAAAAGTTTCAATTACATTCCTTAATGATGCCTGTGCTTGTATAGTTAGAAAATCTGCTTCATCTAATATAACAACCTTGAGAGGTTTAAATGACATTACACTAGCAAACCCCGATACTTTATCTCTAATAGTTTCAATACCCCTTTCATCAGAAGCATTAATATAGATGTGATCGCACTCTATATTTTTTACTATTAATTTAGCTAATGTTGTTTTTCCAGTTCCTGCTGGTCCATAAAATATTAAATTTTGAATATCATTTTGACTAATATAATTTGATATTGATTTTTTAATATTCTCGTTTCCTACATAATTATCTATGTTAGTAGGACGATATTTTTCTACTAATAATCCGTGATCTTTCATAACCTAAATATACAAAATATTATTTAATTTTCCAAGCTTAAACTCCCTGTCTAAATTCACCATATAAAGAATACATTTTTTCTTCTTTTGGTTTTACTTCTTCTTCTGTTGAATGAATAGCATATAATTTACTTCCCATAGGATCTAATCTATATTCACCTTTAAATCCTGTTTTATGTAAATATGCTTCTAAAGTTTCAGTTAAAGTAGGATGTACTTGTTTTTTTGGATCAGAAACGAGTTTCCACCTGTCTCCAGGTGGTACTCTTATTGCTATTAGCTCATTATGTTCACTAATTACTGTTTCCATATTACATTCCCATCATTTGTGAAGGGTCAATTTGTGGTTGTTTATCCTCTTCGGGTTCATTTACTACTATACATTCTGTAAGTAATACTGTTCCTGCTACTGCAGCGGCATTTTCAAGTGCTACTCTAGTAACTTTAGTTGGATCTATAATACCTTCTTTTTTCATATCAGCTACTACTCTATTTTTAATATTATATCCTTTCCAGGTATCATCTCCAGAGTTAATTAATTTATGGGTACCTATCATTTGTGCTTCTACTGAATCATGTCCCGCATTTATAAGTATTTGTTCAAATGGTTTACCACACGCTTTATAAACTATTTCTGCACCTATTTTTTCTTTACATTTAGTAGAAATAGGCAATACTTCTCTGGCATATAATAATGCTGCTCCACCTCCAGGTACAATTCCTTCTTCAATTGCTGCTTTTGTAGCATGTAAAGCATCATCAACTCTATCTTTCTTTTCATTCATTTCAGTTTCATTTCTTCCACCTACATGAATAATAGAAACACCACCACACATCTTAGCTAATCTACTTTGTAATTGTTCACGTTCAAATTCACTTTCTGATCCTTCAACTTGGTGAGCTAATTCCTCTATTCTTTTATTAATAGTATCTTCATCACCTTTACCATCAATTATAGTAGTTTGTGTTTTACTTACAGTTACTGTTCTAGCTTCACCAAACCAATCCCAAGAAAATTTATCTAATTTCATTCCTTTAGATTTATCAAATACTTGACCTCCAGTCATAATAGCTATGTCTTCTAAAATTAATTTTCTTCTATCACCAAAATCAGGAGCTTTAACAGCACATACATCTAATGTACCTCTTTGTTTATTAACAATTAAAGTAGCTAATGCCTCATGATCTATATCTTCAGCTATTATTAATAAAGATTTAGCTTGTTTAGCTACACCTTCTAAAATAGGTAATAATTCTTTTACATTAGTGAATTTATGATCTGCAATTAAAACACTAACATCTGTTAAAGTACTAGACATTGTATTATTATCTGTAACAAAATAAGGTGATTTAAATCCTCTATCAAACTGTAAGCCTTCAACTGTTTCTAAATAAGTTTCACCTGATTTGCTTTCTTCAATGTGGACTATACCTTCATCTCCTACTTTATCTAATGCAGTAGCAATTAATTTACCTATTTCTTTATCATTATTTGCAGAAACTGTTGCTACTTGCTCTAATTGATCTTCAGATGAAATATCTTCTGATATTTTATTTTTTAAAACATCAATAACTTCTTTAATAGAATTATCAATTTCTCTTTTAATTTCAACAGCGTTAGCTCCATTATTTAAATAACTAAGCCCACCTTTTATCATTTCTCTAGCTAATAAAGTAGATGTTGTTGTACCATCACCAGCTTTATCTGCAGTTTTTAATGATGCATCTTTGACTAAATTAACTCCTAAGTTTTCAACTGGATCCTTAAGTGAAATATGTTTAGCAACCGTAACTCCATCTTTTGTTGATTGTACTTGTCCATGGTTTTTTTCAATTACTACATTTCTACCATTAGGTCCTAATGTTGATACTACAGCATCTGCTAATGTATCAATACCTTTTACTAATTGTTTTCTCCCTTTAGGGCCAAATTCTATAATTTTACTCATTGTTTTTATTTTCTAAATTATTAAACTCTTCTTCACTAATTAATTCACTTTCTTCAAGTGGGTCTGTTTCAGCTAATACATCCTCAACTGATGATTTAACTTTAGCTAATACTTGATTCTCAGGTCCTACATAATATTCTTCACCTTTATGTTCTATCTTAGTAAATCCTTGAGTTGGTAATACTACTTCATCACCTACTTTAAGATAAGATTCAATAAAGTGTCCCATATGTGTATGTTGACCAGGTCCAACTGCTATTACTACACCATGTTCATTTTTATCTTTACCAATATCTGGTACTACAATTGATCCATACATTTCTTCGTTTTGTTCAATCGGCTTAACGATAACCGCATTAAATAATGCTTCTAAATTCATAATCCTTTATAATTTATTAATTTTGATATTTTTTCTTTTAATTCATCCCATCTATCAAGATATTCTCTTACACTAGTATATTCTTCTTTACTATTATTATGTAATTGACACTCAGCTACCTTGTTTAAAGCACTTCCAAAATCTGAATAGTGTGCTACGGGTTTTTCATAATCTTCTCCTTTACTACCTTTAGATCTTAATCTATCAGAATCAGGAGTTATTACTTCATATACTGTATAACAATGTGAATCTCTGCCTATATAATAAGGCTCTAATGATGGGTCTTTTATAGTTTGCATATAACTTTAATTTTTTATTTACGTGAATATACGAAAGATAATTCAGTAAACCAACCTATAGGGCGAACTTTGTTGGTTACTTTAATTAATTTTCAAAACTTTTGGTGCTGCTTCTTTTGCAAATGGAACTGTTACTATTAACAGACCATCATTAAATTTAGCTGACGCCTTTGTTGGGTTAAACTTAGTTCCTAATTTATAAGCTAAATTAAATGAACGTTTTGCTATACCTCTATGAATATATTTTCTTTCAGGATCTGGTGTTTTAGCTTTATCATATGTAAAGGTAATACTATCACCTTCAAGCTTAACTTCAATAGCATCTTTAGGAATGCCAGTGCAAGCTAACTCAAAAGTTAGTCCTGAATCATCTTCAAATATATTAATTGGGTATTGTTGTTTGGCTTCTGTAGCCGGTATAAAATGTGTTCCTGTTTCAAACAGGTTTCTAAATAATAGATCGTACGGGTTGTACAATCTTTCTAAAAAATGTGTACTCATATCACTTTGTTTTATGCTGTCGTTAGATCAGCGGTTAATAATTGTTTAAAAAATACTTACGCCCTAAGGTCAATTTATTATACATATATTAAAAATCAGTTTCTGCTTTTCTTACCATGTAATATTCACTAGAAACTTCATCTGTTTTAAATTTAAATTCTATTAATCCCATAGAACTAATTTTCATAGTTCCTTCTTCCATATCTTTATTAGCATGAACAACAGTTTTAAATGTATCTGAATTATATGGTATTTTCATACTTTCCTCTGTTATATCACCTGATATTTGATATGTAATTTTATTATTATGTCCATGTTCATCACCAAATATAAATTCACATACATTTTCACCATCTAAATTTGTAGTTGTAGTAATTAACATATTATCAATACCTTGTAGTGCACTTTTAGCTTTTATTAAATTATCAATATCTTCTTTTGATAAATTTAAGTTAACTACAAACTCAGGAATATTTACTGTACCTACTTTAGGTACTAATAAAGGATCTGATACGGCATAAGTCAAATTAAAATTTAGATCTGATATTTTAAGTTTTGATATTAATTTATGTTGTTTTTCTAATTCTAACAGTAAATCACCATTACAAATACTAATTAAACTTGATAATTTTTTAGTATCATATATAGCTAACTCACTATTTTCTAATGGGAAATTATTACAAGTAACTTTACCTATTATATCTGCAGTTGGTGACATAAAATCTATTGTAAGATTTTTATTTTCAGTTTTCCATGTTACAGATTCACAAACATTTAAATAATATTTGCTAATAACTGATTGTAGTATTGATTTATTTATCATAAGTTAAAAAACATTTGTTGGTATGGATTTAAATTTAGTGTCCAACCTAAATCATTATAAAATCCTTCTAATTTATTTAATAATATGGACTCGAATATTTTTTTTCTATCTGCATACTGTTCAATAAATGTACGCATTTTTTCTGGTAAATCCCACTCTAAAAAAGCAATAGCATTTACTTGATATGGATTTTGCTTTAAATAAATCCATTTTACTTTATCACCTTGAGATATTGAAGCATGATTTTTATGTAAACCCCAAAACCTAAGTAAATCATTATATACAATTGTTGCTTTAACTGCTGCTGGTGCTCCTTTTTCCATAACAGAAAACATTTCACCAGCTCTAGCTTTACGTGCTGTATATTTATTTAATTTTTTAACTGCCTGAGGGTTACCTAACTGTGTTAATGGAATAGAACCGTCTAATATTTGCTTTTTAAATATTTTTAATCTATCATCAATTTCAGCTTGTGTAGCTCCTTTTAGTACATCTACTAAAGCATTTTTAAAAAATTTACCTAATACAGGTGGGAAATTAGCTTTTTTAAATTCTAATCCTTTAACATCTAATGTTTCTTTTTTAATACCTTCTTGTTTAGTAATCCATTGTGCATAACGTCTTGTAGCTCTAAAATAAGCTGATCTTATTACACACTCAGTTTTCATTTCTAATCTATGTTCATCTGATCTAAACACCTCTTTAGCTAACTTATCATATGATTTAGTAACAACATCTTCATACTCCATAGCTATATTTTCTAAAGCATCATCTTTTTCTTCAGCATTCATTTCATCAAAATTACTATGTCTATGCCTTAATATAGGTTCAGCATGCATATAAATTGAATCTGTATCACTGTAAGTACAGTAATTAGTATCTTCAGAATCACAAATCCACCAAGGAGTATCTTCTAAATGTTTCATACTTTCATTTCTTTATTCATTGCTCTATTAGCAGCTAATGCTGATTCTTGTATAATTCTTTGTCCACTAAGAGTAATTGACTCAGACAAAATAACATTACCATATCTAAAACTACCTAAAGCAGTTGCACCATACAAACTATTTAATAAAATTTTCATAGTATATTGCTTCATATGATAATTAGCACCTGCTTCTTTATCGCCTGATTTATATGCTTTTTTCATTGCATTTTTATACTTAACCCTTTCATCAAACCATTTTTTAAGAATAGTTGACAATACTGACTCTCTATCCTTAGAATACATTACACCATTAGCTGATATTAATAAATCGTTTTGTTCAATCATAGAAACAATTCTACCTATATTAACTCGTGTTTGTTGACGTTTTTTATTTTCAACAACCATTTCTTCAGCATAATCCATACACTTTAAATCATTATAACCTAAACGATTATTTCTATCATCAGCATCAATAATTCTAC